GAGATGAACGCATGGTACCGGGTGTCCGTGTCGTAGACGAATCCCTGTTGCTCCTCGTATGGGACCAGCCGATCCGACGTGGTCGGGTGCTCAGTTGTCGCCATCCTCGAACACCTCCGGCGGGGCTAAGATACCGTCACCGCTGACCTCGTGTTTGTCCGGCTCCTCGTGCGTCTCCCCGACCGATTGCGAGAGTTCGATATCCATCTCAATCGCCTTGTCAATCTGCCGCCGGAACCGCAATTCCTGTTGACGACGCTCTGCCGATGAGAGGTCCTCGTCCGTCCGGGCCTCCGTAGCGAGCTGGTGATATCGTTGCCGGTTCTCCCGGAGTTCCAAGAGCCGACTCGTTCCGCTGTCGTCGTCAAAGTGGGCGAGTTTGTCAATCCACTCCGGCATCCGGCGGATGTCGCTCTGTATTGTTTTCTCGGCACAATCAAACTCGGCGGCAAGTTGTGTGACAACATCCCCGTAGTCGTATCCCTTGACCACGAGGAGTTCCCACGTCTTTCGTCGGCGCTGGAGTAATTCCTCTCTCATAGACTCGCGTGCGCGTGCGCGTGAACCTTAAAACCAGTCAATTAGCGTACTGTTCTCAACGCGGGGCGTAAAATGCGTCGGGGTCGGACTCGAACCGCCACCTCGCCCGTGGAACCGGGCGCGTGCTTGCCTGTTACACTACCGACGCGCTATGGATTGTCGGGGTATGGTTGTCGCAGGGACTCGACCCGGTTACGGATGTCATCATCCAGCGGATAGAGGTACTTGTGCTTACCCTCCACAGGAACTCGTTTGACGCGGCCGTCACCGTACATAGATTTGAGTTTTTTCACCGATGAGGTCCCATGGGTAGAGTTGAGGGATCGTGGGTGGTGGACTTCGTCGTCAATTTTGATGTAATCGCGGCCATCAAGTTGCCGTTGGTATATCCAGTTATCGGCCTGATATATGGTACCGTCGTGGTCCTGTTCGGGATCGGCATACGACACGACCAATCGGACGCCCGGTGAGCGGTCGGTGAGTAGCTTCCGACTAACCGACAGGATGCGTGTGACCGGCGTCACATGGTCGTCAAGTGCGACTCGTGTGAGTTCACATACTTCGGTTTGATTCAACCCGTAGGGTTCTCCGATGTTCGGAGCCGATCCCCAACTGTATATCACGACGCCCGTATAGTCCCCATCTTCCCACACACCGATTTTTAGTGTCTTGCCCGCTGGCATACACCCTGAGTAATGCCAGTTCTCGCAGGCGTATTTCGCAGCATCGTAACTACACCAATCTAACCGGAGGTCTGTCATGGCTCGAACTCGTGACCACACTCCGGGCACTCGGCCCAGCCGGGTTTGTCACCGTCCGTGCCCATATCGCTTTCATCAAGACGGGGTTGTTCGTCCTCCGGTACGGGCTCGAAGTCGGGGGCGTCCCCGATGTAGTCATCTACCTCACCGTCGCCCATTCCCGTTACCTCAGTCGGAACGTCCGACTCGTCCAGTAGTTCCAACTCGACGGCGAGCAGGTCGTCATCCCAGTCGCTTTCGGCCACACGGTTGTCGGCAATCCGGGCCGCTCGCGCTTCGGCGTCCGAGAGGTCCGGCTGTTCAATGACCGGCACCTCCTCAAGCCCGAGTTTTTGCGCGGCTTGATAGCGACCGTGGCCTTTGATAATCGTCCCACCACCGTCAACGACGATGGGCTGGTCCCACCCGAACCGCTGGATAGACGACGCGATCTTGTCTACCTGTTCCTGTGGGTGTTCCTTTGGGTTCTCGCCATACGGGACGATACTATCGAGCGGGCGAATCGTCACGTCGTCGTGGAGGTCGGTGTCGTCGTTAGTCATGTTGTGAGTGTATGAAAACGGAAGTGGGCCGTGTCACCATCCCCGGAGCGGAAAGCCCGAAAACGCGCCGGGTCGGACGGTTATCGCCACCCCTCGGGACTTGTTTGGGGCCGGACGAACGGCCCGTCTGGAAAACCGTCATGGCGTTAGGGAGCGTAGGCGACCGGCCCCGTCGTCGGAACCGAGACGATGATGTGCTGACCGACCGACCGCTGATTGCTGATGCTCCCGTAGTAGGACTCCTCCGGGCCAGCGTCGGGGTCAGGGTCGCGGACCTGCGCCGTGTCCATCGAAACGAGACACTCACAGCCGGAGAGGTCCATCGGAAGGTTGGACCCGGCAAAATGGTCGGTGTGGATTTTCACGTCAATGTGGTCTCCGAGGTCGCGCACCCGTGCGACATCAATCCGGTGTTCAACACTATCGGCCCAGATTGAAACCGCCGCAACCGGGTCGCCATTGCCGGGGCTATCCATGCCCATCTCGTCGAGGATGTATTGAGGCCACTGTCTCATTGTACTGAAAAATGCGGAAGTGTCGTCACTCTTAGTTGCCGCCGTCGTTCTCGTCAGTCTCCTGAAGTTCATCCGCGAGGTTAGACTGCTGGTTCTGCGCGACCACAGCCTGGATACCCATGCTGTGGATGTCGTTGAGGTTGCGCTGTGCCTGCGCCGTGAGATAGGCCTGTACGCCAGCGCCGAGGACCGCGATAACGATGAGCAGTCCAACGGCGAGGAGCGCCAACTGATTCAGGTCAACGACAGTGCCGCCCGTCTGTGCAAGTGTTCCGATCATAGTGTGTGTATTCACCTCCATATCTGACTCCGGTTTTGGCCTCTCGGGACGAGGTTCGACTGACCTCCCCCTTATAGGCACGTCGCCGTCAGTTGTCGCGGTCCCGGTCGCGTTCGGCCTGATACTCGCTGTAAGCCCGGACGAGTGCCATATAATCCGCATACTCCACGCCGTTGTAACCGGCGAGAACGAGGAGTGCGAGGGGGCCAATAATCGTGGCATCCCCTCCCTGTGACAGCGCAGACAGTGAAATAGCGACGAGGCCGACATTGACAATAATCGCGCGGACGGTTTTTAGTAGCTTTAGCATCGTGGGTCCCGTATCTCCAAGACTGCGCTTGTACTCCTCGCACGGCCCGTCAAGGATATACCACGGACGTTGTGTTCGGTTGGTAGTCATAAATCATCCCTCATAGCGCCGGCTATCTATCGGAAAGACGGAGGTCAGACCGTCGTCGGAGACGCCGAACGCGGTGGCGACCCCCTCGTACTCGCTCGGGGTCCGGCCCCCCAACCCCTCCACGAACTCCCCGGCAGGTTTGGGAGACGGCGAGACGATGACCGGCGGTCCTCCCCACGGGATGCGGCCGCTGATGTGGTAATGTCCCATCAGCGCAACGTCAAACTCGTGGTCCAGGAGCGTCCCCCGCCACTCGTTTTGTCGGGCCGAGGTCTCCGCCTGTGGGCGTCGGTGCTGGCCGTGTCGGAGATGCCCCCGGAGATTGCCCCCCCGGAGTTCAAAGTTCTTGTACGGGGTCGCACTCCCGATCTGAAAGTTGACGTTATTGAGGAGGCCCGCGTGGTCCTGAAGTTGCGCGACCACATTGCGAACACTCTTGTAGAGTATCAAATCCGCGTTGGCCTGCCGTGATGTGCCGGACGCCCGGTGGGTGCCGTGGTTGCCGACCTGACAGACCACGTTGACCGAGGGGAACCGCTGGGAGAACGCTTTGAGCTGTCCGACCAGCGGCTCAATCAGCGTGTCGTGTTGCTCGTCCAGCCATGCATCCAGGTCCTCGAATTGACCGCTGTAAATCCCCTCGTTGGTTATGAAATCACCGCCCCAGCAGAGATGAGCTGTGTCGTATCTGCTCCCGTGTTTGTCCGCGAGGGAGAGGGCCTGTTGAGTGACGTAGTTGATTACGTCGGGAATGTCCTCGGTTGAGTAGACCGTCCGCCCGGCGTCGTCCGTGACCTCATCCCCGGCGTGGAGGTCCGTGACGTGACAGACCCAGTCCTCGTGACCAGCGGTTGCATCAAACCCGGCGGTCGGGCGGTCCAACCCCCGGAACCCACGGACGAGTTCGTTATGTCGTTGCTCCCACCATCGATTTGCTTTCCGTGTCCGAGTCCCTTTGTGCTCAGAGGAGCGAATAGCGTGGTCGCCCTCGATGGCAACCATCTCCGCTGTCTCGTCGATGTAGACTTGCCAGCCCTGCCGGGAGAGGTCCCGGATATGCTCCCGGACGATGGGTTCACGGGCGTCCAGCCGCTCCGACAACTCATTGAGGTCCGACCCGGTCTGGAGTTCGGACACGATGACGCGCTGTCGGTCAGACAACTCGTCGGCGTCCGGGTCGTTGTCGCCCTCCGGGAGTGTGTCGGGGTCCGGGAGCGGTGGCGTGTCGCTCTCGGGTTCGTCGGCATCCTCGTCGGTGCCAGTATCAGTATCCGCCGGGAGACAGTCGCGGTCGCTGTCGGAGAGAGTCCAGAAAAACGTCTGCCCCTCCCGCTCGTAGGGGATGTCATACCCCCGGTTTCGGAGTGCCTCACGCGCCGAGTCCAGCCCGGTCGGGGCCAACCCCAACTCGTCAGCGAGGGCTGATTTTGTCGTCCGACCACCAGCGAGGATGCTGAGGAGTCCGGCCTGTGTCGGGGCCGTCGTGGGGTCCGGGGGGACTGCCTCCTCTGTCATACAGACTGATGCTCGCTCTCGTTCGTGTCCGAACTGGCCTGTGCGACAATCCCCATCTCAATCGCCCGCCCGAGTGCCCGATCCGCG